CTCCTGCTTCGATGATAAGTGCTTCATTCTCATCCTGAATCACATACCCGTTACCACGACTACTACTACCTAACACTTTAAGTTTCATATTAGTAGGGAGTTTCTTCTGTTTCAGCTTTAGATTCTGTCGATGGTTTTTCCTCCTCGAAAGGTACATCTTCTACATTTATATGCTTTGGTCGAATTTCTGCAATTGCATTATCCCGTGATTCCTGGACTTCATCAGAATCCATCGAAAAGGCGCTTTGCATTTCAACTGATAGATATCCCCATTTCCCGAGTAAGTTTCGCATGCAGGTTTTAAGTGCCATTTCAGTAAAGTTACCCAACCACCCTACCTTGTCGGTACTTTGAGCGGAATTAGCTAAAATCTTCAGACTTTCGACTGTTACTTCCTTGGAGTTTTTAAGGCCGGGTGAGTATTGTTTGGCGTGTTTTGCCATCTTGTCAACCGACACATAAAGTGTTTTAGAATATCCATTGAGTAGCTCAAAATAGGCGAAATATCCTTCGATCTTATCGGACTTCTTTTCTCCGTCTAATGCGATTTCACCAGTAAGTTTACTAACCCTGCGAAGTTCTCCTTCATATACTACATCTGCGTTCAATGTTCGGTACTGTCCGGTTCGCATCGCCAACTGAATATAGCCCCGATATCCGGGTATGAAAGTAGGCACCGGGACTTTTTGCCAGGATCCGTCGGGCATCCTCACTGGATTGTTATACACTACGATATATGCAAAACCGAGCGCTTTGGTTAGTGGAAGTTTCAGGACTGCTGCTTTTAATGCCTGAGCAACTACTAAATTCGGGTCGCATGATTGTAGAGAAGTATCACCTTTGTAAAGGTCAATGATACTTGCGATAAAACTGTTACTATTGGTGCCAAGAGCATTCTTAAACTGCTCTTGTACGCTCTCACTACTCAATGTTTTTTTCAGAACGTCAACTCTTCTGATGGGAGTTTTTGTTGGGTTATCCATAAATTTCAATTATTAAATTATTGTTTAGCATCGAATAAGCGCTTACCATATAAGCACTTTTTGTTTAAATTTTTTTATGCTGTTTTCAATTCAAACGATTCTGTCTGAACTTGTTGTAGTTTAAAGTATCTCGGGTCAACTACAAGATTGATGATTTGAGTTTCCATTTTGGGAATTTCAGTCACACTTTCACGGTTATCAATCCAAATGGGAGCGCTTACTCCATGCTTGTTGGAAATTGCGTGGATAATATCCAGCCCGGCTGCAATTTGCATTGCGTTGTTTAAGGTTGAAAATGGAACTCCATCAACCATACATTCAAAGATTGGAATAATCTGGCCATCCACCTGAGTTTTGAAAAGCCGGAACTTAACAAACCGGAACATCTGATTGATTTTCTCCTCGTACCGTGTATTCTTTTCAAACTCAAATTTTTTGGCTATGAATTCCTTACGTTCCAAAGAAGCAAGCTCCTGATTTAGGATAGATACACGTTCTTCAAGTTGAGCAATACGAGTTTTAGTGTTGTTGATAACATCTTTCAGTGCAATTTTTGATTTTAGTTCGTCTAGCTCCCTTGTTAGCTGGCGCTTTTCATCTATTAATTGAGAATTATCCACTGTATTCGTGACTGTTGACAGTTGAAATTTAAGACCTTCAATCAGTTTTGAGTTCTCAATGTATTGATTCAACATTTCAAAATCTTTGTTTTTCTGATCTAAAGCAGCTAACTGACTATTTAATGAGTCTAAGCGTGTACCGATAAACAACTCTTGTTTTTCACCGCCATTTAGCTGTTCAAGCTCTTGGGTGATTGACTTCAAACGTTCAACCACGGCCAGTCCTTCAGTTTTATTGGCTTCCAAACGTTGAGTTTTTGAGGTGTTGAATTTAGCGGTCAACTCCTGCTGCTTTGCATCTATATCGGCAGCTTCAAGTAATCGTTCACAGGTTGGGCACTTGAATGCATGCTCATCAAAGATCAATTCTTCAGCCTTAATAGTTTTCCACTTTTCCCGTAATGCCTGAAGTTTAGTTTCATATGCACCCTTGTCAGCTTCAAGAGCAATACGACGATTAGCCACCAGTTCAGCCTGTTTCTTTGCATTGATGATTTTGAACTCTACTTCAGCAATCTGAGAGCGAATTTCCGCTTTTTGCTCATTCAGCTTTGATGAGTGCTGGTAGCGTATTTCCTGCTGTTGTAGTTCAAGTTTGTTGATCTCAGCCTGAATCGACATACGAACCCTGTTTTGATTTTCAGCATTAGCTGCAGCATCATTCAGCGCTTGTTCGATTTCATCAACCAGAGCCTGTTTTAATGAAATCTCCGAAGATATTCTTGCTTCATCAGGCATTTCAGGCATCCCTTCTTTGAGTCCTGCAATCCGTTCGGGCAGCCCTGTTAACTCAGGTTTAATACGTGCTTTTTGCGTATTTATCGACTTTTTGTATTCTTCGATTGAAATTCCAGTCAAATCAGAAAGCAATTTTTTAAAATCATCGTTTTCTTCGGCTATTTCTTCATCCGTAATACTTACCATTGAAAACAAAAGTTTTCGCTGCTCGTCTTGCTTTAGACTGGTGAAAAAAAGCGGATTGGTGATGGTTTTAAAAACAATGTCATCACACAATGTAGATACAAGATTATCATAGCGGGACTTACTGACTTTTACATCATCGATAAAATATTCAGTTGTGTGCCCTTTGGATACCTCTTCGATTTCAGTTTTTGGTTTTACCCAAACTTCCTGATAGCATCGACGTAGTTTGCGCATTGCTCCGTCCACTAAAATAATCGCTTCTACTTCGACATCGGTTCTGGGAATAATTTTCCCGGCTTTGTCGTAAGGTTTGATTTCATAGTCTGCTCTTCCGAGGTGATCCTTTCCAAACAAACACCAAACAAATGAATCAAAGAGTGATGTTTTGCCGGAACCATTCCTTCCGTAAATCCATGTTTCGGGCTCTTCAAAACTAAAAGAAATGTTTTGAAGTCCCCTGAAACGGGTAATGTTAAGCTGTTTCAATTCTAATCTCATGATTTTTTCTTTTTTATAAATCGTCCGTTTTTCCCCTTGGATGGCTTGTACTTGAATAATTCCTCTTTTAGCGCTTCAATTTCGCTGTTAAGTTCATCACACATTGATTTGTATTGTTCATTTTTGATTAACAGCTGATTAAGCCGTTTTTTACTTGTAAAAACTAATCCAAACATATGATTATTGATTTGAAGTTAATATGGAATCTAATTGACTTTTTCGAAACCGGAGAATCCCGCCCACCTTATCGGATTTGAGATATCCGACCTTTCGCCACCTGAATAGCGTTGCTTTGCTGATTTTCAAATACTGGCAGGCTTCATCGGTGTTTAAAAACTCTTCCTTTTCAGGAGCTGTATTTAATTCAATCTTTGGCTGTTGGCTTTCGACTAATTCGATAAACTGACCTACGGTTAATTGCCAGATTGGTGTGTTTGGGTCAAGCATCATTGAATACCTTTAATTGATTAGCACTAAGTTCTACGTTTCTCAATAAATTTTCAAAATCGCCAATCGTAAAGTAGATTTCTCCGAAATTTATCGACTGGACGAAATCGTTCCCTTTGAAAACTTTGATAGTTGTACGTTGCCAATCAGTGACGATTGTAAATTGTTCTAATTTCTGCGTCATCATCCGATTAGTCGTATCATGCACGGTACAAAAATTAAAAACGGTGTCCATTAAAATAAATCGTTGATGTTTATCCCGGTTTCTTCAGACAATACTTTCATGTGTTCACTCATACTGGGTTTACATTTTCCTTTTACCCACATTCTCACGGTTGGTTCCCCTACATTGCATCGGCGGGCTACCTTTCTGATAAAATCGCTTTTTGGAGCACTTCTTTCAGGCAAATTGTAATAGAAGTTTGACAAATTCATAACATAAAAACTTTTTTGATTAATACTTTGTTACTTATATATATTTTAATATATTTGCATTCGCTTTAAATTATATATGCAAACATACTAATATATTTATATATATTCCTATGGATCACTTATATATTTATCCCGATTAAATTTATTTAACAATGGAACTTGATCTTCGCAAACTAAGGGATGAGAATAAACTCAAACAAAGTGAACTCGCCAACATATTGGGTGTTAAGCAACCATACATCTCATCCATAGAACGTGGTCGGTACGAAATTTCAAAAGAAATCCTGGAAAGACTCAAAGAAAGATTTCCTGAAATACAGCATATTAAAACAAATATTAGGGAAAAGGAAGTTATCACTGTAGACGAGTCAGAAGCAAAGAACCTAATGAATATAATAGCCGAACAGTTGCAAAGAATCAAAGAAAAAGATGAACAAATAAGTCGCCTGCTTACACTGATTGAAGATTGCCAACAAAAAATAACACAGTTGCAAAACGACATTCGAGGCAAATAATGCAATTATATATTACAAATACTAACAACTAATATATTGATAATATACTATACTTAGCTTCATGTAAACAGAAACTCAGTTAATGTAATCATAAACGTAGTTAATGTCAACATTAACCGGGTTAATGTACTACAGAAAAGTCCAAAGTAAATATTATATATATACATATATAATTCTCTTATATATAGATTATATATAAAGAAAACATAACTCGATTAATGTATACAATAACCCGATTAATGTAAACAGAAACTCAGTAAATGAAAACACAAACCCAGTTAATGTCAACATTTATCCGGTTAATGTAGGAAAAACTAAAAAACAACTTTTTGTATGAACAACGAACAACTGAAACAACTGCTGGAACTTTACAAAAAAGCAGTAGCCAAAAGATTATCGGCTGATGATTTCGTAAAAGAAATTCAGGCAACCCAAATTCAAATTGACCGGTCATTTGTTCAGGCTGGAAAAGAAGATGCAAACCTGGGTGAGTATTTAGAAGAACTGAATCAACTTCAAAACAGCTACATCAATGAGTAATGCGGAAATTGTAATGCGTTTTTTCAAAGTGATTGACACTCTAAAAGCGAATAAGATTATTAGAGGTGAGAAAACTTTTACAGATCGGTATTCAATCAACAGACGGAATCTGTACCAGCTGCGTCAGAATCCGGAACGAAACATTTTTCAAATGGTATGGCTATCCCATCTGATTAACGACTTTGGAGTTTCTCCTGAATGGCTATTGACAGGAGTAGGTGAAATGTTTGTTCCGGGACATATCCACATCCCGTATAAGAATAAGAAGTAATGGTGAACTTACAAAAGTAAGTTCACCAGTTCTGATTTAATATCATCATCGATATCACGATAGCGGGCGAATGCTTTACTTCCTTCTTTGTGACCAGACATACTTCCAACTAAGTTTGGGTCTTTAACTTGTTTGTATAAATTCCCAATAAAAGTTCTGCGAGCCAAATGTGAAGATGCTACGGTATTCAACGGTGCTTGTTCCTGTTCTCTTGTGAGTGGATTTAAAATCGTTACTATTCTTGTGATTTCAACTTCGGTAAAAATCTCTTTTATTGCTTTATTATATTTTTGTGAAGAAATAAATGGTAGTAGTTTATCTCCTTTATGTTCTGAATATCGTTTAATAATTTCTTTTGCCTGATCGTTGAGAGGTACACGTACAGTTATTGGGTCGCCATTTTTTGTTTTTCGGGCTATATACTCTATAGCTCCGTTGATAACGTTACTCTTTTTTAATGAAAGCAAATCTCCTACTCGGCATCCAGTCAAACATTGAAAAACAAAGATATCACGTTGTATCGCAAGCATTGGCCTATCGACAAAAATATGTGAATAGATTTTATTTCTCTCTGCAATGGTTATGTAATAGGGCGTTCCATAGACAGTATCTTTGATTGTATACTTAGAAAATGGATTGATATTTATTATCTCAGAATCAACACACCAAGTCAAAAAAGCTCTTAACATTTTCAATTTATCAGTAATGGTATTGGGGCCTCTGTCTTCGGGCGATCTTGATTCGGGTACCTTAACGATAATTTCAGAATGCTTTTTCAAGTATTCGGCTTCATTAATCATATACTCTTCAAACTCTGCCAAGAAATATTTATCAATATAATCAAAGTGTAGAACAAATCGCCTATCTATAATTTGCTTGAATAATTCAAACCGCATTAATATCCGTTTCAATACTAAGACAGCTCTTACTCGACCTTCCGAAAGTTTTTTTGCCTGTAGATAATCATCAAAAGCTTTGAAAAAATTATCATTAACTTTTTTGTATTTTTCCGGAAATTTGAACATGTCAATATTTGCCACCAACCATTCTTTGCTAATCAAATCAATGTCGGTTGATTCAAAAGAATTGAAAAGATGCTTTTTGAGATTTTCTAAATCATCATCCAATTTAACCAGCATTTTCCTTTCATCTGTATCAATTTTCGGTATAGTGATAGAGTTTTTCTTCGACCACCTATTAACTGGTACAAAGTAACCTGTTTTTGCACGAAACCTTTTTTCCCTGCTAACGGAAAACCTAATTAGAATTTCTGCCTTACCTAAATCATCAGTGGATTTTGCAATAGTAAATGTAATCGTTGCCATACAAAAATCAATTTTGTGGCAAAATTAGAAAATCCCTCCGTGTCCACCAAATGTCCACCAAATGTGATACTAACTAAAACCACATGATTTCACCTAAACTCTTTTTACACCTTATATATTTGATTGATAGTACTTTACAGTACATTTTCAAATCAGCGAAAATCATTGAAAATCAGCTTTGTGACCCCACTGGGGTCACCAAAGCAAACAAACAGCAAATCAGGCATTTAGAATATATTTCTATTTGCCTGTTTTGCTTTTACAGCTACCCAAAAAAGGCAAATATCATGATAAATATGTATTATTGTTTACAATATGTTTACAAAATATGAATTTTGAACCTTGTATTAGATACTTCGATAATTTAGGATTAGCGAAAGTATATGTGAGAATCACTCACAAAAGAAAAATTGGATATATTAAGACTCGTTTTATTGCAAATCAATCCCAAGTTGATGGAACACGAGTAAAAGATATTAAACTACTTGCAAAGATCATCCCTTTAATTCAGGAGTGGTCTGAAATGCTGAACTCTGTTTCTCTAGATGATGTAAACGAAATGATTGAATATATTACTTTAAGTAAAGAAGTTTCGTTTACTGAATTTTCACACGGGTACATAAGAAATGAATCTAAAAAGGGACGGGACAAATCAATGGCTAATTACCTTACTGCTTTACGCTCGTTTCAGGATTTCTTAAAGAAGGATGAAATTTATTCTCTGACTATAATTTCTTCGTAAGCCCCCGATAAACTACACTAAACTTTGCAACTTTCCGTCCGGAGTTTTACAATCTCCAGCACAAAAACCCATAAATTGTTAGAGTATTATTAGAGT